CAGATCGCCCCGAACTGGTTCCTTTACAGGAACAGCTCCGTAATAGGGTTCGCAGGAGTGCGTCACCTATCTTGGGGTAGTTCGACATGGCAACTCAAACCAGTAATGGTTTGTATGCCGATGCTTTCCGTACGGAAAGCACAGCCAATATTGTTTTGGCTACTGCGGCGCTTTCGAGGCCGCAGTTTTGGGATTAGCTGAGCTAAGTTAGTCCGACCGGTCCTCAAATCGGGACCGAAACAGAGCGAGCGCATCGCCGTCTGTTATTTCCCTAGGTACCCTGGTATGTCCACGGTACTTGATCAGTTCTAGATCCCCTGAAATCAGGGGAACTACTCTCTCGAGCAATCGATCGATTTGCTCATCAGTTAGATCGTCGCCTTCGGCGTCTAAACTGCCTTGATCTATCAGGACTTCATGGTTTTGCTCACTAGTGAGCGCCGGCTGTCCTGAATACCCTGCCTGAATCCAACGCAGGGGTGATATCATCCAAACTAGCTTCCGCCAGTTCTGACTTGCAATATAGCTACATAGTTCCCGATCTCGGGTAACTACGAAGATATCCGGTCCGGTTATCTTCGAGGCCTGTTCAATAATTACAGGATCGTCAGCAATGACGTCCGTCGGTGGCAGGTCATCCCTGCCACTCTTGACCCATTCATAGAGAGCCAGTTCATCTCGCTCTCTTTCCAGCATTCGCTCTGCCCGCGTTTCGCGGGCAGTCCTGCCAGCCCATTCAATTGGGATATCTACGTGCATCGGATTCTCGAGATCGAGAATCTGCATTACCTCCTCACGGGGGTAATAATTTTCTACTGCTTCTCGTCCGAGAAGTAGAGAGTTCGTCTTCCAAACTTCTAGGAAGCGTTCCAAAATCTCCTCGCTAGGCTGTGAAGCCTCTAGCGCTAAATTTTCCACTGTTGCCGGAACGGCAACGAGCGTTTCACTGAACAACTCTTCCAGTTGATTCAATCTAGATTTAATTTCCGTTTCGGAAATTACATAGTCAGTCAACCTGCCCACTATGAGCGGTTGATACCACAACTTCTTTGGAGTTGTGAAGAGTTTTAAAGAAGCTATCTGTTCCGGTAGCTCTCTCTGAGTCACCACCGCGAGGCGGTGCTCATCAGTTTTAGTAAAGAACCGCGGTATCACACCGTGGTTGAGTCCGCCGGTTACGGCGGTCTCCATTAGCCAATGATACCGGCCGAGCAATCGGCCGTGTTTATGAAGGACTATCCAGTCCTTAAAGTTCTGAGCGTTACTGAAAAGTAACGGCTTCCCTCCCGAGACGAGAGCTCTCGGGAAATATACGAACTCCGGCTTGTGCCGGAGATCTAAGCAGACATCCTGAAACCAGGATGCCATCATCACTAGACCGATATACTGTGTAGGTCTTAGATTATACTCCATTTCGCGTCCGAATTGGTAGATTCGACCCACGGAGGTCGAAGCAAAGTCCTTGCGGTCTTTGCGTATGTCCATTAGAAGTCTGACCTTAGTTACATCGTAATAAGGCAGGTCCCGCTTTGCGGTGGCCCTAATCAGAGCATCTATTGTGCCTCGGTTGTCTTCCGGTATCCGGATGAGTTCCTCGGCAAAGAAGCCATATCGTTTCGATATGACTGT